TTCGATTCCGGCAGGGGACATGTAAATAACGTCAAAAGCCTTTGTATTAAAGGCTTTTTGTTTTATTCCGGTTTTAAAAAGGGCACAAAAGGGGCAGTTTGTTTATTTATAATTTCTTTCATATTTACAGTTGTGTGACTGTAAATAGATAATGTTGTTTTTGGATCGCTGTGACCAACTCTATCCATTATCGCATTTAGCGGTATCCCTTTTTCTGCTAAAAATGATATATGCGAGTGTCTAAATAAGTGCGTGTGATAATCTCCATAAATTTTCAATCGCTTATTGATGTATGCGTTTAAAATCGGTACACCGTTCGAATTTGGAAAGACGAATGAACTTGTCTTTTTCTGTTTATTGACGATATCTAAAATATTATCTGATACAGATATTTTGCGTGTTGATTTTTTGGTCTTGGTCGTAGTGATTTCTCGTGTGTTAAAATCGTAAGTTGCATTAATCAGAATTTCTTTATTTTCAAAATCTATTTTGTCGTAAGTCAGACAAGCTAATTCTCCATACCGTACACCCGTCAAAAACATGAATAAAACGATGTCTGCGAGCGTTTGTTCATCATTGTCTATCATTCTATTGCACAGGTCGTAAACCTCGTTAGATGTTAAATAAAGCACCTTTTCAGGCTTGTAATCATCCTTTGGTTTGGGAACTAAGACGTTCTCCGTCGGATTACTTGTCATATAGTCCATTTGTATCGCATAAGAAAATATAGCATGCAATCTCTTTCTACATTTATGCGTAACATGATACGAATTGTGTTTTAATAGTTTATCAATGATTAGTCTAATATCACGTTTAGTCAACTTGTTGATAATTGTATCATCTGGTAACACGGTTGCTATATGACTGTCAGATACTAAATAACCACGTTTTGTGGAGTCTTTGACGGTCGGTATCCATTGCTTTAGATATTCCTTTTTAAGTTCTCCGTAAGTCATTTCTGAGTGATTTCTGATAGCGAGCCTATCTTCAATCTTTTCCTGCAATATTAAACCAGCTTTTTTCTGAGCTTGACTAGAATTTTTATCTAGTGTCACAGATACTTTTTTGTACTTATTTGTTAGAGGGTCAGTATATCTTTCGATATATTTAAATTTCCCGTTGGCTAGCTCCTCTATCCACATTGTTTTATACCTCATTTTCTGTTAAAATAGGTATGGTAAAAGCCCCTCCCAAAAAGCAGGTTTTTACTATACTAGAATTTGCCTCACGCTCAGACCGCCAAGTTTGGAAGCGTGGGGCTTTTTTTAGTTATTATTGATTTTTTGAGTTCATCCAAAATTTCTTGGTTTTGACTAATCAGTATCCAATTTTGTTCCACTAATGCTGATAAGTATGTAACTTTTGCCTGTTCCTCAGCTTTTGCAAAACTCAAGGCCATGCCTGCTTTAAAAAATCCGTTACCAGCCAAATCATTAATCACACGTCTTACTTGCACGTTAGATTTTTCGTTCAAGTTGTCAATTCCACGTTGAGATAAATATTTTTGTATTTTTTGTTTTTGTTTTTCTTCTCTAGATAATTTTTCTCCGCCGAATATTGCCATAGTAATTCTCCCATTATTAAATTAAATTTTAAAAATCATTTACAGTATAAAAACTAATCATTCCTATAATGCGTAATGCGACTCAATGTTCTTTTGGCATAAAGTTGCCGACAACTTTTCCGATAATACGGAAATCACTATCTCTATCTATCGGTATATCCTCATATTTGCTGTTTAAACTATGCAGAAACGCCCCCTCGGCGTGTATAAGTAGCTGTTTGATATAAGCGTCACCGTAATATTCAAAAACGCCTATATCGCCATCCGTGAGCTCTACGGATAGCTTTACGAAGACATAGTCACCAGAATGATAATCGGGCTCCATAGAATCGCCATAGACCGGGATAACAAAATCAGCGTCATAATCGACTGGTAATTCAATTGTTTCTACTTGTACATCATTTAGATACTGACCTGTACCAGCTGAAGCTGCGTGGTCGTAGTAGTTGTAAGAGAATAATTCTACTACTGTATTCTTACTATCTTCTACTGTGTTTTGTTGTTCTAATTGTGTTTCAGCTGTATCTAAAACAATTAGCTGTCTACTGTGTTCTAATTGAGAAGAAGTAAAAGTGATTTTTTGTAGGGTAGAGGAATTTAGATTTTTTTCAGTTTTCGTTTCATTTAACGCGATTATCTGATTTTCGTCTAGCGAATTTAATAAATCATCAAAAGAGATGCCAATTGTGTCAGAAACTTTCTTTATAATCGGAATAGATGGGATGATTTCTTTTCCGTTACGAGGATCTCTGTTTTTTTCAAGAACAGAAACATAAGCTTTGCTGATACCTGATTCTTTAGCGAATTCAGCCATGCTCAGATTATTGGTATCTCGATACTTTTTTATATATCTTCCTATATGCATATCGAATTCCTTTCAATATAATGTCTAACATTTTAAACATATTATACTGTACAAAAAAATTTTTTTCAAGTTTTTTTGTCTAACATGCTTGACAAACATATGTCTAACATGTTAGACTATAATCAAGCTTAAGGAATTAAGCAAAACAAAAGGAGGTGGGGAATTATGAAAGAAATTTTGTCAAGTATAGCAAAAAGCCTTGAATCCATTGCGACTGAATTCAAAGCTCAAAATTCTTACAGAGAAGAAATGAAACAAAACATGGAACAAATGGAAAAAATAATATTAGATATTCAATCAGATCCATTTGGACTCAAACACTTAAAAGATAAAGCGTTGTCCGAAAAAGCTTCTAAGCAAAAGGGATAGCATCCTTTATTTTCTTAGCAAACTCAAGCCAATATTCTATCCTGCCAGATAAAGTCTTGGCTTGGTCTTGTTTCTCAAGTTCAGCGATAGCTTCGGTTGTTAACGAAATTAGATAAAGCGTATCGCTTGCAGCCGTCGCTGAAATATAACCATGTTTTCTAAGTTCAAAACAAGTATCTAATACATCTTCTTCAGACCATTCATTCATGATATTTTCTTTGATGAATTGAATATCTTCGAAATTGCGAGACTCTTCTTTAGAAATTTTATCTTTACGTCTCTCGTTGTATTTGACATACATTGAACTTAAAAGAAACTTGGCATCTTTTGTTAATTTATCCATATAATCACCTCCTTTCTGCTCACATTATAGCAGATTAGAGGTACTAAAAACAGATAGAAAGGGGGTGGGGGAATGCAACAATTTAATCTAAAACAACTACGAGAGAAAAAAGGATTTACTCAAAGTGAATTAGCTGATAAAGCTAATGTCAGTCGTTCGCTCGTGGTTGGTTTAGAAACAGGATTTTATTCAGAAACATCTACAGCTACTCTAAAAAAATTAGCTGATGCGTTAGATGTAAAATTGAAAGATTTATTTTTTTAACTAGTCGTCTAACATGTTGGATATTAGAAAGGAACTATATGAACGAACTAGCATTATCGGATAATCTGAAAATACCAGATTTTAGAATTAGAAGATTTGAGAATACAAAACATGAAATTATGTTTGCCCAGATGTTTCCGCATCTTAAGCAACAAGTTGCTTTTGGAACAGGAAAAGGCGGTTATAAAAAATGGATGACCAAAAAATACACCGTAGATTTTTTTGACGAAAATAATAAAGTTGCATACGAGATAGACGGTAAAAGTCATGAGACAAAATTAGGATGGATAAACGATAGATTAAAAGACCATTTTATGAAAGAAAAAGGAATTTTAGTTATTCATTACACAAACGAACAAGTCGAAGATGCTTATAACGAATGGAGTAAATTCAGCATGGAGGCATTTAATGAATTCTTTAATAACACAGTCTGATTTTGATTATTCTCTAGTCGCTGACGATACCGCTTCTAAATTGAAAGGACTAAGTAACCAATTAGACGGAATTTATCAAAATTATTCTATAGCAGTTGGAGAAGTTCTCTATCAAGCCCAACAAGAATTAGCTGGATATGGTAATGGTGTCTTTGGACAGTGGGTTGAAAGCAAGGGAATTTCAAAAAGTAATTCATACAACTACATAAATGCGTATAAGTTTGTCCAACAGTTGGACGAACCTCAAGATAAAGAAATTTTTTTAAGTCAACCTCAACGATTAAAAAACGAAATGTCCAAACCATCAGCAAATCAAGAAGTCAATCAAGCTGTATTTAACGGTGATGTTACAACTCATAAAGAGTACAAAGAATTAGAACGTCAACTCAACCAAGCCAAGGCTGACCTTGAAGAAAAAAACGCTCAAAATGAACGGTTGGCAGAAATGGCATTAAGTAAAGAAGAACCTCAAGTGATTGAAAAAGAAGTTATCAAAGAAGTTATTCCTGATGATTATGAATCAACGAAGTCACTTAATTCAGACTTGCTGAAAAAGAATAAACAGCTTTCCAAAACGCTTGAAGAAACTGAATGGGAACTTGATAGCAAAAAACTGGAATTAGCGACAATAAAATTGGAGTCACAACGAGCTATTGAAGTAACAGACCAAATCCGTCATCTCGAGGGCAAAAAAGAAAAACTTGAGAACCTTGTCACTTCAATAAGTGAGCTATCTTCAATTATCAGTGACGTGCAAAACTTCTTTGATACGAAAATGGCACCGCTTCGTTTTAAGCCGATTATCAACAATGTTAATGCGCATTATTCAGTTACAGAAGTGACCAAGATGGTTAACACAGTTCAGTCTTGGTGTGATGAGATGTACAAAATCATTCCATCCGGGAATAGAAAAATTATAGAAGAGGTAATAATCAATGAGTAAAGAATTATCAAAAATGAACGAAAAAGACGCTCTTGAAGTCGTCAAAGGAATGACGCTTGAAGATATGATGATTGAGGTCTTATCTTCTCAAAAGCAAGTAAAAGCTTCCCAAGAAGCCATTAAAAAAGATGTTGAAGAAGTTCGGTCCTTAGCAATTGAAATTGATAAAAAAGTCCACATCGACGATGTAGAAGCTAGTGAAATCAAAAGTATTATCAGCAAACAAGCTTATGGTTTTGCTAAAGAATATTTTGACGCATCAGGTAAAATCGCTAGTCAAAACCTATTTGCATCTAAAAAAGGTCAGTTCATCCGTTTGCAACATTCACATTTGAAACATCACTTCAACGTTACGAAATATACGCATATTAAACATACCGAAGCAGAAAAAGCGTTCTCTTATTTAAAATCACTAACATTTGACAGTTTCTCATTGTTTGAAATTCGTGAAACACCAAAACAAAAAGAAATTATCGCTTTAGAAAAAGGCGATGTAGCTTAGAAAGGAGAACAAAAAAGAAGAAAGACACAAAACAGAAAATTGCTAGAAGAGGAATACGACCAATCACTAGAACTTTACAAGGAATTGAAAGAGTGGTTTGTGTCTAGCTATGATAAGCGATTAGAGGGATTGGTGCTAGAAGATGATTAAAAAATTCTGCGTTAACTACTTACTAAGACAGATTGACAAAAGCAAACTAGAAACAAGAGATAAAGCGAAGTTAAACCACTTTATCACACTAGTGGACTACAAGTTAGGAGGATAAATTGGGTAAAGAAAAAACTAAAATCTACTTTTGGCTAAAGTTCGACAAGAAGTTTTTTGAAAATATTTTTATCAAACGTTTAAAAAAGATGGCTGGCGGAGACACTATGACAGTCTTGTATATTCGTTTGATGCTAGAAAGTTTAGAAACAGACTGCATTTTACATTACGAAGGATACTTTGATAATTTGGTAGAAGAGCTTGCCATCAAGTTAGAGGTGTCTGAAGACGATATCAATATGACATTAGCTTACTTCACAAAATGCGGTCTAATCCAGATAGACGGTAGCGGTAACGCACAAATGCCCCAAGCTAAAGCTATGCTGGAAAGTGAGACGAACTGGGCAAAATATAAACGAGAAACTAGAAAAATTGGACAAATTCCAACCAATGTCCAACCAATGTCCAACCAATGTCCAACAGAGATAGAGATAGATATAGATATAGAGAAAAAGAAAGATAAAGAGAGAGAGTTAGATAAAGAGAAAGAATATATTGTCGAGCAGAGCCCGACCGAATATCTCTTTCCAGACTGGTTAGAAGAGAAATATGTCGAACAAGTCAAAAAAGGTAATCCCAAAAATTTTGATTATCGTATCCCAATAGCTTATCTCAACCAAAAAACGAACTCTAACTATAAGTTTGTAAAAACAAACACAGATTTAGTCAAAGCGAGACTAAAAGATAGTTATACTTTAGAAGATTTCAAAGCTGTCATAGATAAAAAATGCAGCGAGTGGGTAAATTCTGACATGGAAAAATATCTCAGGCCATCAACCTTGTTTAATGCTAGCAAGTTTGAGAGCTATCTCAATCAGCCAGAAGTTGCTAAAAGTGATTATTACCAGAAGCAACAAGGCCAACGATTTTCGCAAGCTGAGTTAGATGAGCTTAAGAAACCAGATCCGAAATATGGATTTTAGGAGGTATCTATGGCTTTTGGGTTAATGACAAGAGAGAGCATGCTCGAGAATGGTGTTATTAGAGATACTGGAAAAACATGCGAAAAGCACGAGATGCCAATTTATGCTAGGAAAATGCCAAATCATGGCAATAGAGAAACAGAATTTTGTTGGCAATGTACAACAGAGTATATCCAAACGAAAAGTAATGCGGTTGACATTGCGTACAACAACCAGTCGTTGCTAGCTAAGGGTTATAAAGTGTTTTATAAAGAGAGCGTTTTATCAAAGGAAATTGCTAGTGCTACGTTGAAAAACTACAAGGAACATAGTGCTGTAGATACAAAAGCGCTAAACTATGCCAAACGAATCACCAGAGATTATGTTAAAGGAATGGAAGGTAACTCCCTCTTACAAGGACCTCCAGGGGTTGGCAAGAGCCACTTGTCTATGAGTATTGCTAAAAATATTAACGAGATGTTTAAATCTTACAATCAATCAAAGAGTGTGATATTTGTTTCGGTACCTTTGTTGTCCGGACTAGTCAAAGATACATTCGATTATGACGATAAAAAAAATAGCAAATATTCGCAAGAAAGAATGTCAAAGCTTCTCATCAATTGTGATTATCTGATACTTGATGACTTAGGCAAGGAGTCAACCACAGGTAACACCATTAAATCTGCTAGCGGTTGGACATATACGTTTTTATTTAATATTTTGGATAATCGGACAAATACTATCATTAATACAAATTTTAGTAGAGCTGAGCTTATGAAAATCTACGATGCTGCTTTTGTCGATCGCATAATCAAAGGTGCAAAAAACAATATTTTTAAATATCCAGATAATGCAGAAAGTAAGAGGTTCTGATGGAACTAACATTAACAACATTTTTCGGCCTATCAGAAGAGCATGCAGCAAGAATCATGGCTCTAGATGAAACTAGTCGAAATAAAAAAATTGAAGAATACAGGC